ATCCAGAAACTTTCAAGAAAGCTATTGAAGCTAAGAACAACGCAGTTCAAGCAGCACTTACTGCTGAAAACCAAGTTAAATCTGCTGAAGCACAAGCTAAAATTAAAGTTGCTACTGCTGAAGGTAATGCACAAGCACTTTTGACATCTGCTAAAGCAGAAGCAGAAGCTAATGCATTAAAACAACGCACTCTTACAGAAATGTTGCTTAAACAGCAATGGATTGAGCGTTGGGATGGCAAGCTACCTGTATACGGTCAAGCACCTATGCTTTACAAACCTGTTAATTAATTAGTAGAGAACAAGGGTCCAGTGTTAATGCGCTGGACCCTTTGTTTCTATGACTCACACAATCATGCAATTAATGACTGAAGGCACCAAAGTCACATATGTGCACAAAGGAGCTAAAGAACATGGTATCATTAAGTCTTTTCCAGAAGACCCTTACCACGCATTTGTGGTGTATCACTGCAATGATGATTGGGATGACTATCAGAGTTACACCGGTCAACGTACAGAAATCGCACACTTAAAACTTGGCTGGCTATGAAAGGAGCATTTTACTGTCCGCATTGTAAGACACCAAACGCTTGTGACTGTACCAATTGTAAACCGCACATCACTGAAGAAGACACCGTGGCTATCCGCCATGATGAACACCTGACCTGTGGCAAATGTAGTAAAAACTACAGTTATAACCAGGCACTAGACACTGAATGGGAAATAAGAAAATTAAACCATGAAGATTATTGACAGAAAATCCATGCTCATTAGAGAAAGTGGCAGAAGCACAGACTTTATCTCACCCAGCTTTGGGCACGGATGCCTGTTTCAATGTGTTTACTGTTACATGAAGCGACATAAGCCTACTGGCTTAGACATTGCCAAAAACACAGGAGAGATCCTCACTGCTATCAACAATCATAGCTGGTTTGCTCAGGTAGAAAAACCTAATCAGACACATGAAAGTCTGATCACTTACGACATTTCTTGCAATGAAGACTTTGCGTTGCATCTGAAGTACCACAACTGGCAACAGATATTTGATTTTTTCAAGATGAACGAAAAAATTATGGGTTCTTTTGCCACCAAGTATGTGAACAAGAAGCTGTTGTTATACAATCCTCAGAAAAAAATACGCATCAGGTTTTCTTTAATGCCACAATGCTATGCAGATGTGCTTGAGCCTGAAACATCAAGCATTCAAGAACGTCTTGATGCTATCAACATGTTTGTTGAGGCAGGTTATGATGTACATGTGAACTTTTCACCAGTAATCGTCACAGATAACTGGCTTGAAAACTATCAGAAATTATTTGAAGACTTGAACAATGCTGTCAAAGACGAGTACAAACCTGCTGTAAAAGCAGAAGTTATTTTTCTTACGCATAACACAGCAAGACATCATCAAAACCTTAAAAACAATGCCGCCGGTGAGAGTCTTATCTGGCGCCCTGAGATACAAGAAGATAAAGTATCTCAATATGGAGGTGTAAACCTAAGATACAAAGCTTCTTTGAAAGCTGGTTACATTGCTGATTTTAGAAAGCTGCATGAAAGCATCATCCCTTGGAATTACATTCGTTACATTTTTTAACTGATCCTATGAGTAAAGAAATAACTGAAAGACAGATTGTGTATAACGCTGTTTTATGCAAAGTTTGTTCAAAAACAATTGTGAGTCGTCATCGCCATGATTACAATACTTGTGGTTGTCCTAATCATGCTTCTGTTGATGGAGGTATGAGCTATCTGCGTCATGGTGCATTAGATCTTGAATTAATTGAGCTTTTGACTGTATATGCAGATGAACCTTTTGAAAAAGTAAGACAGTATGCTACACGTGGCTCAAGAGGTAAAAGTGGCAAAGAACCACTCACCTGGGTAAAACTTGCTGAAATGACTGATGAACATTTGGCAGCTGTTTTAGCGTTTGGTGGTGCGGAGTGGCACTTAAAACTTATTGCTAAAGAACTTCAATACCGACATGAAAACAACATATCCATTAAAGACCCTGAAGCCTGAGTTTGTAAGAATCGCTCTTGCAATGACTGAGGTTCACATTGACAATTTGACAATTGTAGCAACCATTCAAGATGTTTTTGCAAAGCTGCATGAAAAAGGAATGGATTTTTCTTTAGATGACGCTTTAGAAATTATTTACAAGAATCGCAAAGAAGAACCAAAAACTTCTGCAAACAATGCAAAAATGAAAGAGTTGCAATCTATTTATAGGTCTTTAAGTGAGTGCTATGTACATGGCAGCACAAACAAAATAAACCTGAAAATTTCTGAGAAGATGGACAGGGTGCTTGTTGAAATTGAAGAACTTAAAAAACTAAGTAATGGAACCTGATGAAAACAAACATGATGAATTATTACCAATTGATCTGTTAAAACATGGAGCTTTTTATCAGGTTCATCTGAAAGTATTAGTAAAACCTAAAAAAAAAAACAACATGAAAAAAGTACAAATTGGAGTAGTAGGAGTTGACTCAGGTCAGCTTGTTTTATGTGATCCCTGCTACATTGATTCTGATTGGGAAAAAGAAGAGTTTCAGGACATCAGAAAGTACCAGCACAAAACTACAGGTGATATTTTGCAGTATCGTGTAGACTTTGCTAAGTATGATACACCAATTCCAAAATATGGTGGTCAAACCATGAACCAGCTAATAGCATCCGGTGAATGGAAAGAACTTGATAGTCCTGATTCCATGCACAATTTCAGTTACAACGCTTGCTGTAAAGCTACCTTGTCTGCCAAAGGACATGGTCAGCTTAACTATAAGCTGGGACATGACGGTGTAGCTGTTGCTTTCAGCACTGCTTGTGGTGATGGAATTTATCCAGTGTTTGCCAACTATGACGACCAGGGAGAACTGGTGTCTGTGTCTGTTCACTTTAATGATGAAGAATAATAACCATGAAAGGAAAGTTTACAATAGAAAAGACTCCATTTTCCTCTACCAAATACTATAGTGGAGAGTACACCTGCGATTGTTCTCAGTGGGAAGATGAAATTCAGACTGAAACTTTTGAATTTACAGTTGTTGTGACTGAAGACCATGAAAATGGATCAGAGGAAATCATGGAGATCACTTGGGTCATCCAGGCTCCACCTAATGTGGGTGAAGCAGAAGATTGGATTAATGCTAACTTTTTCAACAAAATCGTCGAATGACATCATAACAGCTTAATGAGAAGTAGAAAGCTACATTTCTAAGCTGTGTAGTACAAAATAATAGAACCAAAGATGAATCGCAGAAACTTAAGTGGAGTGTACATCTTCCACAAATTTGATGACGAAGAACGCAGGGAACCTACCTGCTTTGAAGACTGCCCAGAAGAAAAACAATCTGAGTGGTTAAACACGCTTGATCCTGATTCTCTAAAAAGTTTAGCAAAACATCTTGCTAAAACATTAAGAAACATTGGTGACCAACTTGACATTATTGTAAAGCAAGTTGATGATGAGTAATTCAAGTGATCATCAAGAATGGTGGGGCTATCAGCATGTTTCTGGTACTTACCAAGTAAAACCATATCGCGAAGCGATTGACATCATTGAAGCAAATGAATCTCCATTTTGCAAACATGTTGTAGGGCCTTTTATGGCAAAAAACAGAGACGACGCTTTGCATATAACAGAGTCACTTGTTAATTCTTTGAATGACACAGAACCGTCTGAAGCAGAGCAGCAGCTTTACTTTTTTATACACAACACAGCAGGCAGTTTTATGACAAGCTTGTTCGAGTGTATTATGAATGCTGACATTCACAACCAGGCAAAACTTGCCAAAGGATTTCCAGAACATGTTGAAGTTGCTTACAAGCACATGAACTCTTCAGGTTACTGGGAAAATCTTGAGCAAAGAATGCAAAAGTTATTTAAACAAAAAACATGAGCCATCCATTGCATCATGCTATTTCAAGCCAGAAACAGTGGGGCGGTCAGGTAGATGACTATCTTCCGCTTCACAACTGGTTTGATGAAACCAAAGCGCACTACCCTGACATGCGTCACCGAGCACTGCGCCATCACTCAGAAGGTATCTTCTGGTGTGAAAAACAATTTGGCACCTATATCACCAACTCTGATGGACGCATGGTCCCTGTAAGAGCTATTGGTGAACAACACATTAAAGAAGACTTAGGATGGATACCAACCATCAAAGACTACCTTGACAACATGACTATTGTAGGCTGGATGTACAAGCCAGGAGACGGTAGAAAAATGCTTAAGCAAATGACAGAAGAAAAGTCTGATTTTGTTACACATAAACAACCTAAATTACCATGAGTAAAACAAAAGATTTTACAATAAAAGACCTGATGAACTGGTGCGATGCACAAGTAGCAGAAGGCAAATTTCTTGAGATTAAGTGGGAAGGTGGAGGAGATAGTGGCTGGGTTTATTTTGAAATTGATGGCGAACAAACATCAGAACCTGAAGCAGAAGCTTTAGTAGACATGATTTATAGCCAGTTAGATTATGGATCGTGGGCAGGAGAATTCAGTGCTTCAGGCAGTGCAACTTACGATCCTATCACAAAGTCTTTTCAAGGTGAAGATAATTATTCTGAAGAAGAAGGAAAAACTTTTGACTGTCACATCACAGTTAAAATTCCAAAACACATTCCTTTTGACAGAGTATTGATTGAGGCTCATGAAAGCAACAAAACCAGTGTCAATTTGACAATAGCCAATGGTTTTGACCATCCTGAAAGAATTGTTGTACAACAAATTCTTGAAGAACAACTTACAAAAGAATTTGAAGCAGTTTTAGAACAAGTAGAAGGATCTACAGATGAAGAAATTGCAAGTTCCTATCAGTGGGTGACTTTTGAAAGAGAAAATCTTACAGAAGAAGGAGAGTATTTAGTAGGTGTAATTGAAGATTACTGTTACAGTGTACATGTCTACGACCCACGTGATGTAGATATTTGTCTTGAAGAAATGCTTGAAGAAACTAACGAGGAGGATTAACCATGAACTTTGAAAAATTAACTTACCATGTAGAAGGACACACAGGTGTGTCTTATGACAACGCTCTGATGTATTGGAAAACGGCATACCCAAACTTCAGCGACTTTGAAAAAAAAGTAATTACACAAGAACCTCTTAAAGCTTTTGGCGAGCATTGTGCCAAAGAGTGGGACAGCATTCTTCCTGCAACAGTGGCAATAGCAATGTCTCAGACAAATCTTGAGATGCGCAGGCTTTTCTTTAAGGCACTGGGTATTGAAAAAGTGTTTCAAGAACTTAAGCCAGAACTTGTAGACGAACAAGTGATTGAGTTTCAAAATCATTTGACAGACATCAACGGCAATCCTCATGTTGAAACTGTTCAGGACAAGTATCAACTGTACAAAATCCCTGGTGATAAGCTTTTTCCTGAAGAAAAAGAGGGCTGGCGTCGCTCTAACGCAGATGCTTACGCGGTGCGTTGTTGGTGTACTACCACAGGACGTGAGTATTGGATCTATGTTCCAAGGTGGATTGGTGAAAGCAATGACGCTATTAAGGCTATTGCCTGGACATTTAGAATCAACATTACAAATCCAGAATACATTGTAAGGCAAGGTGATATCATTATTGCCAAGGCTTCTGAGAACTCTGAAGAATGTAATCTGCATCATCTTGAAAAAGAAGACTACCTGAAACTGTTAAAATCACAAAGCTAAAATGAGCAAAACACATGACCGGCTTGTTCTTGCCACAGGTGAGGGCGCCAATACACATGCAGTAATTGCTGCTTCTAAGATCAGTTTCTCAGAAATGCGTGAAGAAACGATCAAGTTTGAGATCAAAGACGAGTTTGCCCTTGTTACTCATGAGGAACATGGCACTATTCGTTTGTCAACTGGTGTCTATTACAAAACCAACCAGGTGGAGTTTAACCCTTTTGACAACTCTGTCTCAAGGATTTTTGACTAAAAACACATGAATAAGCACTGAAAAGAGGGGTGACTCTCTTTTCAGTTTGCTTATTTTGTAGACTTTTACTATATTTGTAGAACTTTACTGCACCTAATGAATAATGTTCAATACACTGAATGGCTTAGAAAATTAAGCATTACACAGTTACACCAGGAACATTCAAACATGACCTGGTGTTCTGAACAAGGCGTTGAGTCAAAAGATATTGCCAAACAAAAAGTTCAAATTGTACAAACAGAACTTGACAAAAGGGCACTTATTTACAACTTAAACTCACAACTGTGAAAAAACTTTTAATACTCTTGGCGTTGATATTTTCAACGCTTGCAAGCATTGCGCAAGAAACGCGGTGTACTGATGTGCTTTATGTAAGTCTTTACAAATGGGACAATTCAAAAAATACATTTGTGCACTCTTCTACTCGCGCAAGTGATCTTACATACTGCATGAGTGAAAATCATCTTCAAGTAGACAACCAAGTTGAGACTTTTATTTTTCTCAACAAAGCTCTTAAAAAGTTTGAAAAACCTGGGCATACAGAATATTCCTACAATGGTATAGACAAGAATGGCAAAAACTACACTGTTGTGTACATTTTTAAAGACAACGTTCCATATCACATGAAAGTGCAAGCTATAATTTATGACTGGGCTGCAGAATTGCGTGTTGAATACTATCTCAAACCTTACTAAACCTTATGAAAGTCAGAATCAAAAAACTACATCCTAACGCTGTGATACCCAGTTATGCAAAACCTGGGGACGCTGGCATGGATTTGCAAGCAATTGCAATTGATATACAACAAGAACAGGTGCACTACAGAACTGGTCTTGCTGTTGAAATCCCTGAGGGATATGTAGGACTTATCTTCCCACGCAGTTCTGTACGCAACAAAAACCTTTCACTAAGCAACTCAGTAGGGGTGATTGACTCAGGATATCGCGGTGAGATTATGGCTACCTTTAACTGGAGAGGTATGGATAAGAACCACTACCAAGTTGGTGACAGGATCATGCAGTTAATGATTATTCCTTACCCTCAAGTAGAATTTGAAGAAACAGATACTCTTTCTGATACAGAAAGATCAGTTGGAGGATTTGGTTCTACAGGAAACTAACAACAGTATTTGGTGACAAGAGAGCTTTTTAACTAAGGCTCTTTTGTCACAAATATTTAAAAAGTTTGTGACATGAACATCAACAAAGACAGTGGTCAAGTAGAAATTGTAGGACCCTATGGTCGAGTTTATCTGTACACACACAGCGGTGCTGGTTCTTTAGTTAATGATATACACAGTGTCCTTTCAATGCGTCAACGCTGGGATGACCCTGATTATCTTGCTAAAATGGTTTTTTGCAAAATGGTGCCAGTTGAGTGCTGGAATACTGATCTTGGTTTTGGTATAGGTACTCAACTATATGCAGATGTAAACTTACTTATTACACTTGACACAGTAAATCAAAAAATATTATTACAGTCTGCAACTGATAAACATTATAAGCTTCAAAATTCTTTTAAAGATTTTGTTATAAACTTTTTATCAAGAGCTAACATTTAAAATCATAGCAATATAGTGCAAAATACTTCTACAACATGTATATTTGCAGAGGTGCATCTTTATAACATGTAGTATTTTAGTGGCAACTACTTGCCTACTTAAAATGCTATATCAACTACCTAACGGAAAGTGTATAGAGATTTCACTAGAGCAATACCTCAGTATGAGCGATGATGAACTTAATATGTTTATGGCATACAACATTGGTGAAGAGGTTAACGACCCTTTTGCCTTAAGTGTCCTTAGACATGGTCCAAGTAACGAAAAAGCTGATTATGATGACTTTGATTTTCTTGAAGAACCAAGCATTGAAGAAGAGCTTGGCATAAAAGAACTCACAGACATTCCATCTGAGGAAAAGCTTAATGATATTGATTATACAGGACCTGATGATATTTAAGAAGCCGCTAACGTAAGCGCGCATGTCATGATTAAAGCAAAACTCAAGCCTTGCGCAGGTTGTGGGGAGGATAGACTCATCTGGAAAAACTTTGAAGGACAGAAGTTCTGCAAAGATTGCTGGATGAAGAAAACTCCTGCTACAAAGCCAGTTACATCAAAACTGATCAAGCCTGTTTCTGACAAACGCAAACCGCTGGATCAGCTGTACTCCAAACTTAGAAAGCAGTTCCTGGATCAGCCAGAGAACAGTACCTGTAGGGCTAAGCTGCATGTCTGCACGCATCATACAGGACAAGACTTGACAATACATCATACACGCGGTCGTGGTAAGTACTATCTTGACAGTGCTACCTGGATCCCTTTATGTTTAAGCTGTCACCGGTGGGTAGAGGAACACCCCGCTGACGCTAAAGAAATGTTTCTCACAGAATCCAGAGTTTAACCTTATTAAACAATAATCTTATGAAAAACTTAACTCTTGAACAATGGCTTGGTGTAGTTAGACACCTTTTTTCTGCATTTGGTGCTATTTTGGCCACCAATGGGTGGGCTTCTGATGATCAGGTGCAGGAACTAACAGGTGCAGTATTAGCCTCTATTGCTATTGTATGGTCTATCTACTCTAAGTCAAAATCTTAAAAAACGTAATGGAACAATCAGAATCATCTGGACCTTTTGGTTTTGGACTTTTAGGTCTACTTCACCTTGGCAAAGGCACTTTTGGAGAAGCCCTTGAGGCGCTTAAGCAAGGACATCGCGTTGCACGCAGTGGCTGGAATGGCAAGAACATGTTTTTGTTTTTGCTTCCCGCAGGAACTGTTCCTACAAAAGCCATTCATGACCCTGCACTTCGCCAGGTTATTGAAGAGCAGGTAGGCGGAGAGACTTTTGAGGCACTTGGCAGCATCAGAATGTTTACTGCTGACAAGAAAATTCTTACCGGCTGGCTGGCATCTCAAACAGATATGCTTGCTGAAGACTGGTCTATACTCTAACCCTAAAAAAAAACACTTCACACTTTTTATGAAAAAATTCATTGGCTACTACATCATTGGTGCAACTACTAAACAAGACGCACAAGATGAAAAAGGTCTGTTATTATGGACTGAAAAAAAACCTTCTGCACTACGCAGATTTCTTTGTTCAACGCTGTTAGGTATCTACTGGATTGACAAAGACAGAATCTTGGAAGAACGCGGTAAGACTGCACAAAGTCAAACAAGTGTTTCTGACAAACCTGTAACAGAAATGCAAAAGCTTTCTCCAGTAAAAACAGAAGAAACCTCTGGTGTCCGCAAAACACCTGCGCCACAAAAATCGCGTAAAGTAAAAAATAACTAATACAAAATCATAATGACTGAATTGACCAAACGTGAGTTGATTCAGCAAGAAGCCCTCAGAGCGATACACAACAAGTATCGTTCTGGGTTGGCTATAAGTATGGGAGTTGGAAAGACTCTTATAGGGCTGCGTCACATGGAGCAGGAGTACGCTAACGGCTACAGAAAGTTTCTGGTCGTAGCCCCAAAGGTCAGCATCTTTGAGTCCTGGAAAGAAGATGCTGAAAAGTTTGGACTCAGCCACTTGCTGGAACATATTGAATTTACCACTTACCTGTCTTTGAGCAAAAAGACCAGGGACTATGATGTGGTTTACCTAGATGAGTGTCACAGTATGTTGTACACTCACGATTTTTATCTGTCAACTTTTCCAGGCAAGATCCTGGGTCTGACTGGCACACCACCGCGTTTCAAAAAATCAGAAAAGGGTGAGATGGTGTCAAAGTACTGCCCTATCGTTTACACTTACATCACTGATGATGCCGTAGAGGATAAGATCCTTAATGACTATCGGATTGTTGTACACACCATTCCTTTAGACACTGTAAAAAATCATCGCGTACAGCTTAAAAAAGGTGGTTATTTTATGACTTCTGAGCAAGCCAACTATCAGTATTGGACAGACAGGATTTTAAGTGCAAACCCTAATAGCACCCAGCAAAAAATCTTTCGCATCATGCGCATGCAAGCACTCATGCAATTTTCATCAAAAGAACGTTATGCAAGAAGGCTGCTAAACATGATTCATGAAAAATGCCTGGTGTTTTGCAACACTACAGAACAAGCGGACCGTGTGTGTACACTTTCTTATCACAGCAAAAACCCTGATAGCGAAGCCAATCTTGAGATGTTTAAAACTGGTAAAGTATTGCAGCTTTCTTGTGTGCAGCAGTTAAACGAAGGTGTGAATATTCCAGAACTGGGCGCAGGAATTATTCTGCACGCTTACAGCAATGAGCGTAAAAGTTCTCAGAGATTGGGCAGGCTTCTGCGTTTAAGCCCTGACAAAAAAGCCACTGTGCACATCCTAATGTATCAAGACACAATAGACGCAGAGTGGGTGGGTGAAGCGCTCAGAGACTTAGACTCTGAGAAAATAATCTACATGGATCCTATGTTTTAAATTAACATCAACAGATGCATAGCACTACTCTTACATTTGTCAAAAAAAATGGTCAGCTTATTCCAGCCTCTGAAAGAGAAATGGGCAAGCTGAAACAGTTTAATATGGCTTTAAAAGAAGATAGCACTATTGAAGTGTACATGTCTTTAGCTTCAAAAAATGACAAAACACTACCTCAACTTGCAAGGATTCACACAATGATGAGAGAACTTGCAGAATTTACAGGTCACACCTTTGATGAAATCAAAGATGAAGTAAAAAGAAAAGCGGGTCTCCATGTTGTTACAGGGACCCGCTCTCAGGACTGGAAGCTCAAAAGTTTTGCAGATTGCAGCAAGGATGAATTGTCAAAAGCAATAGACACATGCATTGAAATAGGTCATTTGCTTGGCCATCACCTTGTTTAAAGAGACTCTTTCAGCATTTCTGCTGCCTTCTCTTGTGTGACTTGCACAATGAACCCTTCTTTTCTAGCAACATCTTCAAATTCTTTTGCCAAGATTAACAGCGTTTCATAGTGACTTACCCACTCTTCTGTTATATCCTGGGAAGAAATTTGTTGATGTGCGCTATTAAGTTCTTCTGTTGATTTACCAGAAATAAAGAACGCAAGAGCGCTTTGAATTTTCCTATAATAGCCAGAACTCATTGAGATACTGACCAGAGTTTCAGGTTTAATGACATCAATCATTACAGAACCTGTGCTAGATGTGCTGTTTTGGTTTTCCATGGGATTTGATTATAGTCTACAAAAATACAATCAAAAAAACACAAGTTCTACACATTATGCAAAATAAAGTTGCAAATTCTACACTTACCCATGAGCAAGTACTTGACCATGAGCAAGTTATTGACAAACTGCAGGAAATGCTAAGACCATCTGGCTGGCACAACTTGCTTAAAGGTTTTCTGGTATCAGAAGATTTTGAAAATATTATCAAAACCTTAAAAACGTATGTAGCTGATAATAAGCGTTTTACACCTCCTTTAAGACAGGTTTTTAGAGCTTTTCAAGAGTGTCCTATTGCAGAACTTAAAGTAGTTTTTGTAGGGCAAGATCCATACCCACAAATGGGTGTAGCAGACGGCATTGCATTTAGTTGTAGCAACACAATGAAACCTGAAGTATCCTTGCGATACATGCAAAGGGCAATAATTGACACTGTTTACGAAGGTAAAATAACTGTCAAAGAGCTTAGTCCAGACCTATCCAATTGGTCCAGGCAAGGTATTCTTATGTTGAACACCTCTCTGACAACAGAGATAGGTAAAATTGGTAAACACTTAGAATTGTGGAAAAGTTTAATAGGGTATTTGTTTGACATGTTAAATACCCAAAAAAAGGACATAATATGGGTGTTTTTGGGCAAAAAAGCACAAGAATATAGTGATCTTATTGGAGATCACCACATTAAACTCTATGCTTCTCACCCTGCGTCTGCAGCTTACCAGCGAGAACAACATTGGAATTGTGAGGATATATTCAACAAAGTCAACAATAACCTGCGCGCATTGGGAAAACCTGAAATAAACTGGCAGTAATGACAATTTGACTATTTTGTAGACGTTCACTTGTTTATGTTCTACAGTATTTGTATATTTGAACTCTTATCCCAGTATTCTATTTATGTTTAAGTCTGTTAATGCAGAGGCACCTATATCTTCAAACGCTTCAAAACCACCATTAACTATGACACATTCAGCATCACCAGTTGATGCTACCACCAAAAAACCCTGGAAACGCTATGGAGATATTATGTCTGAGAGCATTGATTATCTTACAAAGCGTTCTAATGGTTCACTCAAGTCACTGAAAACTCAATGGCCTACTTTTAACAAGATAGGTTTAAACGGCATTGAGTGGCAGTCACTGTATGTGATTGCTGCAAGACCTGGTGTTGGTAAAACACTTATAGCAGCATCTTTGACTAGAGAGCTTCAGGTGCTTAATTACGACCAAAACTTTGCAGTGTTGCATTTTCAATTTGAAATGCTTGGACGCAACATGGCTATGCGAGAACTTTCAAGCGCTACCAACTTGAACATTCGCTACATGCAAAGCGCTCAAGATGATGGTCTTCCACCTCTCAAAAGTGAAGACTTAAAAAAACTTGAGAGATATGCCTCTACTCAAAGAGAAAGACAGGAGTACATTATTGACAAAGCGCTTACTGTCAATGAAATGCAAGCTGCAATTATAAGTTTTTACACTGAGATAAGAAAACCGGTGGTAGTTACTCTTGACCATACTTTGCTTGTAAAGCAAGGAGCTTCTGAAACCAGCAGACAGCAAACCTTGCAAAACTTAGCAACCATGCTGACAGAAATGAAGAACAGGCTTCCTGTTACATTTTTGATTTTGACTCAGCTAAATCGTGACATTGATGACGCAGAACGTCAAAAACCAGGAATGCTGAGCAATTATCCCACAGAGGCTGATGTATTTGGCAGTGATTATCTTTTGCAGTGTGCAGATGTTATGATTGCATACAACCGTCCTGCAAAATATAACCTGGCTCTTTATGGACCACAGCGTTTTGAAATTACTGACAAATACCTATTAGCAATGCACGTGCTTAAAAATCGCTTTGGTGAACCTGCAATACACTGGTACAAAGCTCAATATGAAACTATGACAATAACTGAAGCACCAATACCAAGAATGATTCCTAAAAAATAACTTAACAAAAAAAAAACAATTTTCTATGACAACAAGTGTTGAAAAGCCAAAAAAACAAATACCTGTGATTACAGCAGAGTATCGTACTTTTTGGCAACCGCTCTTTGATAACATGGGCTTGAGCAACCCTAAATTTGGCGCTAAGCTGTGCTACATGGGTATAGAGTTCAGCAATGATGGCACTCGTGTTCCTTGTGTACGTTTCTTTCCTAATGAACTTAACAGTGGTCAAGATTATTACTTAGAACTGTTTGACTGGAATCAGAATTATTATGATCCACAACATCGCACACTTTACAGGCTAAAGTTTAATCCTAACTGGAGTTTAGAAACTAGCAAATATGTTGAAGTTCTTTCTGACAAGCTTCCAACTTCTACTTATGCTGTAAAGTTGTCTGACTTTGATCTTGTAAACCGAACTGACGCAAGAGCACTGACTCCTGAAATTTCTTCAAAACCTGCATTTTTAGGAAATGCAATTGACAATGACGATGCTACAGGTCTTTTTAACATGGAAGAAGAACTGTCAGAACTTTTTGTTGACAAAGATGACAATCATTACTCTTCAATGACCATTCGCGATCTGTATTGCATGTTGCAGAATGTTCCTATGAGTAACAAAAAATGGCTAAACCAACTCATTTCAAAAGGTAAACAATGGCAACAACAGAAGTAAAACCCCAGGGTGTAGTTCTACCTACCAGCGTAATAAAGTCTGCTGTAAAAAGTCCTAAAAACTTAATCATTTTCTCAAAACCTAAGGTGGGTAAAACCACACTGCTTTCCAAACTTGAGAACTGCTTGATTATAGATCTTGAGAATGGTACAGATTACATAGACGCAATGAAAATCAAAGCTTCAAATGTCACAGAGCTTAGTAACATTGCTCGTGCTATTTTAGAAGCAGGTAAGCCCTACAAGTATATTGCAGTTGACACAATTACTGCGTTAGAAGAAATGTGTATTCCACTGGCGGAATACAACTATTCTAAAAGCTCTATGGGTACCAACTGGTTCAAAGCTGGTGGAGGTAAAGAAAAGTATGGTTCTATCCTGAACATGGCCAATGGTGCTGGTTACCCATGGTTACGCCAGGCATTTGAAACTATGCTGAACATGCTGAAAGGTCTTGCTCCACATGTGATTTTGGTAGGACACATTAAGGACACGCTTCTGGAAAAAAATGGTTCAGAATTTAATTCACTGGACCTTGACCTTACAGGTAAACTAAAACGCATCACCAGTTCTAATGCTGATGCAATTGGCTATTTGTACCGCAAAGGCAACAAAAACATTCTGAGTTTCAAAACTTCAGATGACATTGCCTGTGGTGCTCGTCCTGAACATCTTCGCAATGCAGAAATTATTGTTTCTGAAGTAAATGAAGATGGATCAGTGACACATAACTGGAATAAAATTTTTATTGACTAACCATTTAAAACCTTAAAAACAAAAAAACTATGTTTAATTCAAAAAAATTCAACCCCAACGCAGGAAGTAACTATCCTAAGATTATGAGTCCAGGCACTCATTATTGTCGCGTCATTGACCTGAAGCTTGACAGGCCACCCTACTCTCCAGAAAAAGAGCCTTACTTTGTAGTTCTGACTTTGGAAGGTGTTGATCTAGGTGATGATTTTCAGGGCATTGCCATTGACAAGAATGACCCTTCACGTGGAAACTACCGTGGGCAGATTGCCAACGTGCGTTCAGGACGCTATCCTTTTACCACCTACACCTATGAGGGTCGTACTATTCAGCGCGATGACCAGATTTTTCGCTGGGTGAACAACCTTGCCAAGCAACTAGGTGTACTGGACAAGATGAATGCTGACAACGTAGAGGCGACTACTATTGAGGAGTACGTGGATGCTGTCAGAAATTATGTTGTTAATCCAGAACTATGGGCTCATCACACCATTGGCGGTCAAGAATACTTCACTGAAGGTTATGACAAGCCTAACTACCGCATGTTTTACCCAAAGCCTGAAGGAAAACTGCTTCCTTTTGCTGCAGTAGAAGATGAAAATGGTCAGCCGCTGAACCTGCTTACTTTTGATCGTGCCAAGCACATTGTAGTAAAAACAGAAGATGTAGCTGAAACTGTGGGTAGTTTTTCTGGCCAGCAAATGCCACAAGGAAATCCTATGGACATGTTGAATGTCTCGTCTTCTAATGGGATTACAACTACACAAGTTCAGTTTCAAACTACTACCCCAGGTATTGCAGATCTGAGACTTCCCTAATCTTTAACCCAGCAACAGAATTAAAGGGGTGGGAAGCATTTCTCATCCCTTTTTTTCTGTGCTTTCCCCAGAAGTTATGTTTTCAAGCAAACATTTTATTGAGGATGTCAATCATGTTCCAGTTACTTGGATCTTTGAAAACTACCTGGGTCTTCCAGAGCCTTTGACAGGCCAACGTGTACGCATTAACTCTTTGTTTAATCCCAATGACAAGACACCGTCCATGTACTTGTACTACAACAAAGAGGCAGAATCATACCGCTACAAGTGCTTCTCCACCGGCAAGGGAGGCAACGCAGTGGATTTGATGATGCACCTGTGGAATACAGGTTTTGCAGAAGCTTCTAAAAAGATTATCACCGACTATGTAGCGTATCAGCGTTCTGGTAAAATTTGTGAGACTAAAATTATTGAACACGCACGCTGGCAAGTGGCTGATTACAAAGTCAGACAATGGACCAAAGATGACGCTGCTTTTTGGGGCTCTTACAATATTTCTAGCAAGCTTTTAGAAAAGTACAATGTCGTACCTATAGCGCGCTATATTATGCAGAAAAAAAGTGGTGACAACAATGTTGAGCAAGAGTTTGAAGTGGTCAGCAAGTTTATCTATGGTTACTTTAACCAGGAAGGTCAGCTCTACAAAATCTATCAGCCCAAAAACCGTGAGCGCAAATTTATCAAACTTTGTAATCACACCCAGGGCTATGACCAGTTGGAGGACAAACCTTATTTGGTAATTGCATCCTCTTTGAAAGACTGTCTTGCTATCAAAAGTATGAATCTAAACTGTGATGTTATTGCTCCTGACAGCGAAAACACCATGTTTAGCGATGACTTAATGACAGAATTTAAGCAGGTTTATTTGGCTATTGTCACTGTTTTTGATAGTGACCAGGCAGGTATTCAAGCGATGAAGAACTACAAAGAACGCCACGGCCTACCATTTATCTATATACCATTGGAAAAAGACATTGCTGAAGTGGTAAGAATACATGGTGTGCAGAAAGCGATGGCAGAATTTGTACCTCGCCTGGACATTGCAGTAAGCAAATATCTTGAAGAAGACCCTGATCACTTTGGTTTATTATAGAGTTTTAACTACTTTTGTAGAGCTTCATTAATCCCAAAACTCTATGAACCATTGGATTTATTCTCCTACAGGCAAAGCTGTTCTGCAATTAGAAGATCTGCCTAACCACAATGAAATTGTAGGTTTTGTCTACAAAATCACTAATCTAAAAACTGACAAGTTTTACATTGGTAAAAAAAGTCTTCACTCCTCAAGGAAGACAAGACTATCAAAAAGAGAAAAGACAACTACAGGTACCAGAAAAATCTTTAAAAAGGTTGTCAAAGAGTCTGATTGGCTTACATATCATGGTTCTTCAGCTGACCTGAAACATGATGTAGCAAGACTGGGACCTGAGAATTTTAAACGAGAGATCCTTGAGCTCTGCTGCACTAAAAAATACCTGACCTTTTGTGAGTTGTCCTGGCAGATCAAGCACGACGTGCTGAAATCAAACAGCTACAATGGTAACATTCTGGGCAGGTATTATGGCAGAGACATGGAAAACTGCAAATGTTAACACATGGCAAGAATTAAAAATTACCTGGACAGTCCTCTTATAGATAGAGTGGTAGAAGAAATCAAGCGTGACATTGAACAACATGATGAGACAGCTCTGTGTGAGTTACTCAGCTTTGTTCCTGTCAAAAACCTGATTCAATACCTTCCTGAAGAAGAATGGACAAAGTTTAATCAAGAAACAAAAAAGTAAATGGCAACACCCAAGTTTATAGCACCCGACATCTCTTTTTCAGATCGCATGCAAAAAGAGGAAGAGTTTTTCTCCAGACCATTTTTATTGTCATATTCAGGACTTAACAGACTTCTGTACAGTCCTGCACTTTTCTACAATCACTATGTGCTGGGTCAGCGCGATGATGTAGAAGACCGCAACATGGTTGAAGGTAAACTCATTCACTGTTTGCTGCTTAATCCAGAAAACTTTGACAAAGAGTTTGTGCTAAGCGCACAAGACATTCCTTCTGACAATCCACGTCAGCTTTTGCAGACGTTATTTAATCATTACAAAGAACTCAAACAACATAATCCTGAAGACACGCGCGAAGAACTGCATGAATTTTCAGGTGCGATTATTGACATTCTTTCAGACATGAACCTGTACCAGTCGCTGAAGACTGACACACAGCGTCTGGACAAGATTATTACTGAAAAGCATGTGTCTTACTGGGACTATCTCAAGCAATCACAGAATCGCACTATTGTAGATCATGATACATACAATTTTGCAAAAAGTGTAGTGCAAAAAATTAAAGACACTCCTGCTGTTATTGATGTCATGGGTTTCTTTGAAGATCCACTGCGTGGAGTAATTAAGCAAAATGAGGTAGAACTGGTCAAGTTTTCTGATAATTATCCTTTTGGTATTAGAGGCTTTATTGACAACCTGGTAATTGATCCTTCTACAAAAACCATCAAAGTCAATGACCTTAAAAAGTCAAGCAAAGACATCTCTTCTTTCAAGGACTCTATTGAGTACTATCGCTACTATCTGCAGGCTGCCATTTATCACCGGCTGGTAGAACATGTTTATCTCAGTCGTCCTGAGTACAAAGACTTCAAGATTGTCTTTCGCTTTGTGGTAGTAGATCCTTATATGCAGATAGCACCTATTCGCGTGTCTGATGAAAAAATGCAAGAGTGGCTTAACATCTTGGACGAAAAACTTGCACAAGCAGTGCATCACTTTGAAACAAGAGACTTTGAGTTACCCTATGAATTTTTGATCAACACTGAAGTAGTACTATGATATCTGAAATCTATAAGAAGTACTTTCAAAAGTCCTTCACGTTCTTATACCCCTTGTTGGGGTTCAAAAGAACAAAGCACCCGCGGCCAGTGCAGACTTATATCTGCTGGCAAGGTACTGGCTTTACTGCAGATAAGCGCAAGTTGATCTGCGTTTTTAAAAAACAAGACACAGAAGAATGGAAAACTTTTGAGGCCAATTATTTGGTTACTCACAAAATGCTAGAACAGATTGTTCCTATTGACGATAGCACTGTAGTGTATGTCTTTGATTTGCAAAGCTTTGCTGCTGACTATGATAATTTTATCAATGGTAAATACTCTTTGCTTTCTGCTCAAGTGAAAAAGCTTCTGACAGATTACTATGGAACACACACTCCTGAGTGGGTCTACATAGAATCGTTTTTGTTTCCTGCCAAATACTTCAAGCAATATGCAGACATCCTGAACATGGAAGAACGTGTACTCAGGGAAGTGGGTGAGCTCTGCGACCTGCTTGACATTACAAAAGAAACCTGCACTGTTCAGGTACCCACTGACATTGAACAGCTTTACTAACTTTTAAAATTTAATCAAAAAAACCAATGAGTGTATTAACCACTAACAACATGCTTGTATACAGCACTGACTGGTACGGGCGTAAGTCTTTTCGCATGCTTCCAATGCATGAGGAATGTCCTTTTAATGAAGTAATCTTTGACCCCAACACTGGCGTGCTGGCAGTCATAAGTCGCGATCAGAAGGAGAAGCCTCACATGCTGCCCAAGCTTAATGACAAAGGTATGCCTATTCCTTTAAAAGCTGGCAGTGATGCGACACAGCCGCGCTTTATTGAAGAGCGCCGCATGATGGAAACCTACTATGAGTACTACCTGGACAACCAGGAAGACATTGAACGGTTTGTAGAGCTTTTTGCCTTTAACCCAGACCATCCATCACTTGCTGTAATTAAACAGAGTAAGCAAGACGAAGAACCTAAACAACAAGGCTAATGCAACCACAGCGAAAGTTCTGGGTAATGGACTATGAGACCATTGTCAACTGCTTTGTTGCTGTGTTTAGTGCTTATGACTCCGAAGAGCAGCATGTTTTTGTTGTCAATCGCGATAAAAACGACATGCCTGCTTTTTTGGAGTTTCTTAAGCAAAATCAAGCAAGCAAAGACTGGCACTTTGGTTACAACAATCTGTCCTTTGATGCTCAGATTACTGAGTACATTATGCAGAACGCCGGCTACTTTACTGGCAGGTCTGCAGAAGAAATTACCACAACAATTTATCAGTACGCCCAACATGTCATCGGCAAGACTGATCGCAAGGAGTTTCTTGACTATCCAGAATATAAGCTGAGCATACCTTGTGTAGACATCTTCAAACTCAATCACTGGGACAGTAATGCCAAGCGTACTTCTCTGAAATGGGTTCAGTTCTCAATGGACTGGAACAACGTTGAAGAGATGCCGCATCATCACTATGAACCCGTAAGAGATGATGACACTTTGCAAAAAGTAGTGTCGTATTGTATCAATGACGTGGCGTCCACTAAGCAGATCTTTTTGCTTAAAAACGCTAAAGGTGAGCAAATTATGGCTTCGCAGATCAATCTGCGTGCTGAACTTAGTGCCACCTATAACCTTACCCTGTACAGTGCCTCAGAGCCCAGAATTAGCAAGGAGATGTTCTTGCACTTCTTAAGTGAAAAGCTGAGCAGAGATAAGCGCGACATTAGAAACATGCGCACAGAACGATCCCATGTTACTGTGAGAGACATCATACTTCCCTATGTGCGCTTTTCTACCCCAGAGTTTACCAGTGTTCACAACTGGTTTAAATCTCTGGTGGTAGATACAGCGATCCTAGATGAAACAGAAGAGTCTCAAAAAAGCAAAGGTCCCAAGCATCGTGTGATCTTTAAAGAGGTTCCTACAGACTATGGTCTGGGAGGACTGCACGGTTGTGCGGCCTCTGGCATCTACACTGCAGCCAAAGGTAAAAAGATCCTCTCAGCAGACGTGACGTCGTTTTATCCTAACCTGGCTATCAAGAACCGCTGGGCTCCTGCACACATCCCTAAGGATGATTTCTGTGAGCTGTATGAGTGGTTTTTTGAAGAGCGCAAAAAGTACCCTAAGTCTTCTCCTCTGAACTATCTGTTCAAGATTATCCTGAACTCTACCTATGGTTTGAGCAAGAACAAGTATTCGTTCCTGTATGACCCTGAGTTTACTTTCAGGATTACAATCAACGGCCAGTTGCTGCTTACCATGCTCTATGAGATGATCGCCACACGCATTCCAGGAGCACAGCCATTGATGCAGAACACAGACGGTTTGGAGTTTCTTATTGATGAGCAATACGAAGAATTGTTTTACCAGATTTGCAAAGAATGGGAAGCAATGACACAGCTGCAGCTGGAAACAGTAGAGTATCAGAAGATGATCATTGGTGATGTCAATAACTACATTGCCATAGATACTTCTGGCAAGACTAAGTGCAAAGGACGTTTTGAATTTGAAGAGCTCCCACTGCACAAAAACAAGTCTATGCTGATTATTCCTAAGGCCTGGTATGCCTACTTTGTACATGGCATTGATCCTGCTGAGTTTTTACAAGCTAACCGCAATATTTATGACTATTGCGCTGGTGCCAAGCTCAGAGGTGACTGGTACTTTATGAAACACAGTATTGAAAACACATCCTTTATTAAAGAAAAACTGCAGAAACTAGTTCGTTACTACATATCCAACCAAGGATGTAAGATCATTAAGTGCAACCCTGATGGCAGGGAAATACAACTTGAAAGTGGTAGATCTCTTCAGACCATTTTCAACAGACATGAAAACAAGCCCTGGTCTGAGTACAACGTCAATGAACAGTTTTATTTGGACAAGATCTATGAAGAGATCAAGAAGATAGAAAAGTCTTCTCCTGTATTACCACGTAAAGAACAACACATTCAACTAACATTTTTTTAAGATGAAAAGAACCATAAACGGCATGATGGCTTACTCCAAGATGATTGGTTCACCATTGCCAGCAAAAACAGCTACGTACACACCAATTGCTCACACAGCAGTAATCAACCGTGTGAGAAGTGAAATCACATCAGCAGGCTATATTATCACTGGTGAAGAGTACCGCGCCACCAACGACGGTCAAATAGCCATTGGTACATTTCGCATGAACTACAAAACTGACCCAGACATAGAACTAAGCGCAAGCTTTTTGAACTCTTACAACAAACAGTACGCGTTTCGCTTTAGCTTGGGCGGTCTTGTAAAGATTTGCAACAACGGTATGATGCTGTCCAATAACAAGTTTGGCAGCTACAAGCGTGTGCACACAGGTGCCGCAGGAATGCTGGCAGAAGGCAAGATCTCAGAGTTTATCAACGACTCTGATGTTTACTGGAGCACGCTTGTTCAGCACAAAGACCAACTTAAAGAAGTGCTTCTGTCAAGCACCGCGCAACATGACATATTAGGTGAGCTGTTTTTCAGAAAGAAACTTCTGAACACTATGCAGCTCAACACCATTCGTGCAGAAATGGTCAATCCCAGCTTTGACTACAAGGTTGACAACGACTCTGCTTGGGCCTTGTATAATCACATTACCATTGCGCTGAAAGACTCACATCCTTCAGACTGGATGAATCATCAGGTTATGGTTCATGAGCTTTTTGAAAAAATGCTTGGCTTAGGTGAGGACGACGATTTATCTACTGAAACTGAAACTGAAGCAGAAGTGCTTTATGAAGAAGAAAAAGAATCAGAAGTAGTAGAAGATATGTCAACGTTTCCTTTTTAATCTGTAATACAAAAAGAAAAGAGAGAGGCATTGTCCTCTCTCTATCTTTTTTAACCACCAATTACTATGCAAACCCCTGACATTATTGAAGATGCTTTTCGCAAACTTCACAAAAAGAAGACGCGTATTAGCAAGTTTTACATTCTAAAACGCTACCTGCGTCTCAAATACAGGCTGGAAATTTCCAAAAACTGTTTGTTTAACCGCATAAAAAATTATTCTAAAACAACATGATAACAACACCCGTCAACCTTATTGGTATTTCTGGCAAGATTGGTTCTGGCAAAGACACTGTTGGAAAAATTATACAACTGCTTACACACAAGCACCATTATTCTGACGGTCTTGTGTTGCATTTTCTTAAAAACACTCCAGCTAGTATTGATCTAAGTCACTGGGCTATTAAAAAGTTTGCAGGAAAACTTAAAGAAGTAGCTTCAGCTTTGACAGGCATTCCTATGTACAGATTTGAAGACCAGGAGTTCAAAAAACAAACGCTACCTGCAATGTGGGACTATCCTGTTGAAGTAGCTCCTGGACAAATTCACATGGCACCTATGACCGTGCGTGAACTCTTGCAAAAGTTGGGCACTGAAGCCATGCGTAATGGATTGCACTCTGACACATGGGTAAATGCGCTTATGTCTGAGTTTATTCCCTATTCAGCAAGAGGTAGTGAGTATGAAGAAATGGCCTCCAAATGGATTATTACTGACACACGCTTTCCTAATGAAGCACAAGCTATCAGGAAGCGAGGCGGCGTAGTGATACGCATCAACCGCGACATTGACAATGGAACTCATCCCAGTGAGACAGCGCTTGACAATTATAGTTTTGACTATATCATTGACAACAATGGTACTGTGGAAGATCTAATCAGCAGTGTCAGATACGTGTGTCGTGTTCTAAATCTTATTGACCCTCTAACCAATCCTGCATGAGCACAGAAAGATATCTTGTCATCAACAATGAAAATGCGGACATAGAGTACATCATAGAAAGCAATAATGATTGTCACGTGCTTAGAAGGTCCAACTCAAAAACATGGTCTGAAGA